TGAAGCGACTCCCGAAGAGTATGAGCTAGCAAAGCGATACGGGCTTGACGATAGTCAGATGTGTTTTCGCCGCGCAAAATTAGATGAGCTTGGTGGCACGGATCTGTTTCAGCAAGAATACCCCAGCAACATTATGGAGAGCTTCCTGACATCGGGCCGGTGCTTTGTTGAGGACATCCACCTTACGACTGCCGAGAATGATTGTTACACCGCAGACTTTGTGGGTGACATGCTTGGCGGTAATATTTCTGCGCGAACCTACGGCAACTACAGAGAGTGGCATCCGCCAATGGCAAACTCCAGTTACACAATCGGAGTCGATGTCGCGGAAGGATTGTCTTACGGAGATTATTCCTGCGCTCAAGTTTTAGATGCTGAAGGAAGACAGGTTGCCTGCTGGCACGGACACATCGATCCTTGGGAGTGGGGCAATGTCATATCGCAGATCGGTCAACGATACAACAGCGCTTATGTTGTCGTAGAAAGAAACAACCACGGCCTGACCACACTCAGAAGATTGATGGAATTATCTTACCCAACCCTTTTTGTCGAGCATTCAGTAGACGGTGCATACAGCGACAAGATGACAAAGCGTGGTGGATTTTTAACTACATCAAAAACCAAGCCATTGATCATCGACAACCTTGCTTCACTGTTGCGACAAAGCCAAAGTGGCATTAGTGACATGGAGCTAGTTAATGAGTTGCGAACCTACATAATAGATGATAAAGGGGCTTTCAATTCTCAATCAGGATGCTATGATGATCGAGTGATGGCTTATGCTATCGCCCTGCACGGACTTGCTTCTATGCCTCGACCAAGGCATCGAACAATACAAAAGCGCTATAACGCGCTCGACCCCGTGGCAGGCTATTAATGATATCTGAAAACATTAAAGAGAAACCCGAAGAAGCGTCAGATGGTGTGCAAGATCAAAGCATGCAAAGTCTGGGCGCTCGGCTGTCCGGCACATTTCAAGAATATAAAGATGCCCGCAAAGAAACCGAAAACGAGTGGCTAAAAGATTTACGCCAGTATCAAGGTATCTATGAGCCTGACATTCTTGCCCGACTAAATGAGTCTGGCGCGAGATCAAAAGTATTCGTAGGCCTGACCCGAACAAAAGTCATGGCAGCTTATAGTCGAATCATTGACCTGCTATTCCAGCACGGCGATTCGTTCTTCTCAGCCAACGCAACACCTATTCCTGAATTAGACCCAATGCAAGCAATGCAGATGCGCCAGCAAGCGACCGAACAGGTCATGGCTGCGTCTCAACAGCTCGATCCCAACATGAATCAAGACCTCGTCATGGCGCGGATGAAAGAACTCGAATCAGAGTTAAAAAAGGCCGAAAAAAGAGTTGCCGATGACGCTGCTGAATCAATGACACTAGATATTCTAGATCAATTGATTGAAGCCAACGCAGAGCAAAAACTTAAAGAAAGTATTTTAGAAGCCTGTATTTTTGGTTCGGGTGCTTGCAAGGCGGGAACTGTACGCATTGACAAGAAGCAATCATATGGAAAGATGATTGACCCTGAAACTGGTGAGGAAGGGTACGCTTTGTCTATCATCGAACAGGCTGTGCCTGAAGTTGAAAGCGTATCCATCTTTGACCTATATCCAGATCCTTACTGCTCGTCTTTGGCGGACTGTGATGGACTGTTCCGAAGACACGTTTTAACGCGCAGGCAGTTTCGAGAGCTTGCCGATTTACCGCAGTTCGATGGCCCAATGGTTAAGTATTTGTTAAAGACTAACCGTGCGGGCAACCATGTCGAAGAAGATCACGAACGTACTCGCAGACGCATTGCTGGTATTAACGAGCATTCCGAATCCAACCGATTTGAAGTACTCGAATACTGGGGTTGCGTAGACGGATACGAGCTGCAAGAGCATGGCGTAGACATGCCTAAAGGGGACGATCTATCAGCAGACTTTAATGCCTGCGTATGGATGTGTTCCGGCAAAGTAATAAAGGTCATGCTAAACCCTATTGCTGGGTATGACATCCCTTACCATATTTTCCCATACGAGCGCAGCCCGCACCAGTTCTGGGGTACAGGCGTACCGCGAATGATGCGAGACTCGCAGGGAACGATGAATGCCGCAACTCGAATTTGGCTAGACAACTTAGCAATGTCATCAGCGCCTATGGTTGAGATTAATACTGACCTTCTGGCGGCTGGAGAAGACCCGACTGACATCCATCCTTGGCGCGTATTTTTGCGAGAGGGCGGTGATGGTTCAATGCCGATGGTTCGATGGTATCAACCAGTAGCAAACTCTAATGGACTCAACCAGATCGTTGAGATCTTCAGGCGTTTTGCCGACGAAACAACCAGCTTACCGAGCTATACCCACGGCGAGCAAACAGGTGGAATTAACAAGACAGCTACAGGCATGTCGATGTTGATGGGCGCAGCCAATGTTGCACTCAAGTCCACAATTAAAAATATCGATGACTACCTTATTGAGCCGATGGTAAAGAGTATCTTCCATTGGAATATGGAGTTTGGTATCAACGAGAAATCTAAAGGCGACCTCCGCATTGTGGCTCGCGGAAGCACGGCTCTTGTTCAGAAAGAAGTACAAAGCCAGCGCCTGTTGCAGTTCTTGTCACTGGTTTCAAATCCTATGGATGCCGAACTAGTAGATCGTAACCAATTGCTTCGCGACATAGCGACTAGCATGGATATGGATCCTGACGAATTAGTTAAATCTGACGAGCAATTAGCCCTTGAGCAACAACAATTACAGCAGCAACAGCAACAGCAACTCGCTCTCGAAGCTCAAATGCAGCAAGGAGCAGTCGCAGGCGGTTCTCCGGCTCAAGGTGGGAACGGAATGGCCCCTCCTCAGGGAGCTTTTTAAGAACCGTTTAGCTGATGCCCAGCTCAGATTAGAGCAGGCAGATGAGAAGAATTTTAAGTTTGAGCAGGGTCGTATCCTAGAGTTACGGTTCTTGCTTGACCTTGAATCCAGCGCGAAAGCGCATTTAGATAACATGCGGAACCCGAAACGGACAACCGCCATAGAGTAACGGACATCGAGCAATCGACCCGAAGGTACAGATAATGTCAAGAAATGACCCAGATCGCCTAGAAGCAGAAGCTAAAGAGTTGTTTGAGCAAATGACTAAAGGTAAAGCAGGAACCCCGCAGCCGGATACGGTGGCAGAGGATACTCCCGAAGAACCCGCAGCGTTGCAAGAAGAAGCCCCCGATCCAACGGACACGGCTGAGACGATAGCAGAAGAGGACGATAATCAGGAAGGTGTCAGCGGTGAACCTGAAGATATGTCGTTAGCCTTGCAAAAGGCTGAGAAAGCAATGAAAGGCGCACAGTCAAGAATGACGAAAGCTACGCAAGAAGCGGCTGACTTGAAGCGGCAAAATGCCGACCTGCTCAAAGGCCTTGCGGAGTTAAAAGCCCAGATTGGTGAGCAACAGAAAGATGACGGCAAGTTGGAACAGTTGAGAGCGGATTATCCCGATCTCGCAAGCCCACTGCTTGATGAACTGAAGCGCACACAAGATGAGGTTAAGGCCCAACGAGAAGCTTTAGCTGCACAAGAACAACGCAAAGAAGATGAGATAACTGACCGAGCTGCCGAGGCGCATTTTGATCGGATTAAAGAAGAGCATTCTGACGTAGAGACTATTATAGATTCTGCTGATTGGCTTAACTGGCTAGAAGATCAAGATTACCAAACGAAGCAGTGGATTCAGGCAGGATCATCTAACGATGTGAATAATGTTCTAAACAAGTTTAAAGCTGACATGGGTGTTAGCCAGATATCACCGCGTGAGCGGGCGCTTGAGAAAGCAAAATCGGTTGCAGAACCGAAGATGCCTAAATCTCAAAAACCTAAATTAAAAGGTGGAACTAAAAGCTGGTCTGTTGACGAGATTATGCGGATGCCAAACGAAGTGTTTGAACAGCATCAAGCAGAAATCATGCAGTCGATGGCAGGCGGCAAGATTCGCCGATAAAATTTTTCTCAAACACGGAATTGCTGGAGAGACTTATATGAGAATATATTATGTCTTTTTCACAGTTTTCAACTGGTACTACCTCTGAAGTAAACTTTATACCTGAGGTATTTAGTAAGCTTTTACAAGCCAAGTTTTATAAGAAGTCTATCTTACCTGCTATCTCAAACACTGATTATGAGGGTGAAATCTCAGGTCAGGGCGAGAAGGTAACAATCCGTACAGTTCCTGCTGTAACCATTAATAACTATGCAGGCACTATTACAACTCAAGAACTGACCACTGCCAAAGTGGAAATGTTGATCGATAAGGCCAAGTATTACAGCTTTAAGGTCGATGATGTTCTGGCTGCACAGGCTGACATTAACATGCTCGAAGGTGCGTCTTCTGATGCTTCTGAAGGTATGCGTATTGCAGTTGAGACAGACGTTCTTGCGGCTTCGGTAACTGGTGCTACTACTATTGGTTCGCAGACTACGATTACTGCGGCGAATATCCTTGCACAAATCCTTGCCATGTCTACTGACTTGGATGAGCTGAACATCCCAGAAGAAGGACGCTTTATTGTCCTTAACCCAGCTCAAATCTCTCTGCTCAAGCAATCTGAGCTTCGTCAAGCCTACTTGACAGGTGACAGCACTTCTCCTTTGCGCAACGGTAAAGTTGGCATGGTAGACCGCTTTAATGTCTATCAGTCAAACATGCTTTACAAGCCCGCTTCTGGTAGTGATGCAGGATACACCCACGTTCTAGCTGGCCATCCAAAAGCGTTGTCCTTCGCGTCACAGTTCACTAACACTGAAACTGTTCGTATGGAAAGCACCTTTGGTGATCAGGTTCGCGGTCTGAAAGTATTCGGCTCAAAGGTCGTAACTCCAGACGCACTAGTTGTTGGTAAGTGGAACTAAGTTAAGCAAACCATTTGGGGGAGGAAACTCCCCCTTTTTTTAATAGAGACAACGTAATGACGGAAACTAAAACCAAAAAAGATGAGCTGTTCGACGATGCTCAATCTCGGTTCGGTAAAAAGCTAGATCGTAGACTGACATTAGCGCAGCTAAAAGATCAGGTAGAGCGGCTAGAGCAAGAGGATCAAAATCCTACGCCAGAAGTAAAAGCTCCCGTCCCGCTAAAGGTGAAAAACGTCATCACCGGCAATATTTTTGACTACAACGAATTATTCGCTGGCAACAGCGATCTTATGGTAATTGAGTGGGAGAGCTAGGGTGGCAACTACGAAGGTAATAGATATTTTAGATCGGGCAGGCATTATCCTTCAAGATAATACCAATGTTAGATTTCCGAATGCAGAGCTTCTGAAGTTTTTTAATGACGCTCAGAAAGAAGTCGTGCTTCACCGTCCTGACGCGAGCATGGTTAATACCACATTTGCCTGTGCTACGGGCAGCAAGCAGACATTGCCTGCCGCTGCGCTTCGTCTCACGGAGATAGTGCGGAATGTTGGTGGTCGATCCATTACCCAGCTCCAGCGCAGAATACTAGATGAGACCCTGCCGAACTGGCATGAAACAGTTGCAGGAACCAATAAGATAGAGCATTTCATCTATGATCCTGTTGATCCTAAGACATTCTACGTTTACCCAAAAGCAGTAAGCGGTACGCATTCTATTGAAATTGTATATAGCTCGTCTCCGTCTGACATTTCTATATCCGACTTTAGTTCAGATACGACTGTTATCGCTCTAGACGATGTCTACTCTAATTGCTTGCTGGATTATATTCTTTACCGCTCTTACCAGAAAGATTCTGAGTTTGCAGGCAATGCTCAAAGAGCCATGATGCATTACCAAAGCTTTACCACTGCGCTTGGCATTAAAACCCAGTCTGACGGTGCGGCTACCCCATTCCCAGCGACTAATGGGGCCAACTAATGAAGTACGCAGACTTTTCGCAATTTATTCGTCCAGAGGTTCAGGGCTGTCCCG